CTGTTCAATATCTTCTGGTTGAATAATAAGAATTTGATTCTCGCTTTTCATATCACAACCAAGTTTCTCTAAGAATTCACTTGTCATTGTTGCCTCGGAATCAAAAAATAAAACCTTAATTCCTTTGGCTTGTGCTTGGTGTGCGATTTGGCCTGCCATGTAGGACTTGCCTGAACTTTCGAGACCTGCGATTTCTGTCACTCGACCTACTGGAATACCCGCAGACTGTCCACGACAAATAATAGAATCGAGCCAGCGTGATCCTGTTGGGATCCAATCCTTAATGTCTGCGGGATTTTCTTGATCTCCTGAGAAAGCAATAGTCCTGCCAGCTTTCTTGTTGATCATTTTTAAAATATCTTTAGATGATAGTTTTCCTTCTGTACCCATAAAAACTCCTTTAATAAAAAAGAAGCCCTGCGACGTAGAATAACGGCACAGGGCTCCAAAAAACCTTGGCAGGTTTTTTAATTGCTACGCAGACAATTCCTTGATGGCCTCGTCCACGCTGCTCACGCCGCCATCATCGACCATGGGGCCTTCGCTCGGATTCAGGAAGGACTCCAAAATTGCCTTGACATCAGCGGGAGACTTGCGTTGAAAAAGTGAGTCAATATCAGGAACTCCCTCAAGGATTTCCTTAACTGCTCCTTTTGTCTTCGCAAGCGCAGATGATTTGCGCTTCGGCACCAGACTAGTTTGTGGGAATGCACCTTTTGTCTTAGGAAGTTCATACTTGAGCGTAAAATCAACACCTCCATCAACATCCGTAATGTCTCCATAATCAGGATTCAGAACGTAACCGAGCAAAGCCTCGTAAATGGTCTTTCCGTAGCCCCATATACGAACCCCTGGTTCTTCATCACCACGCACAACTACGGGAGAGAAGAAACGTTGACGAACGAAGAGAGACTTTGCCATCTTCTTACTATCATCAGTTCCTTCTTGCCACAACTTAGAAGCGAAATCACAAATTGGACAGTGTTCTCCGAACTGCCGCTTAGGACAAAGAACGCCACCACGCGCACCTTCACCCATATTATAATGAAAATGAAAAACCCTGAATGGATCCCCATCTTCAGTTGGAACGAGGCGGATCTCCTGATCCCCCTCTGTCGGCCGCCACCAAACATTATCTGATTTGGATCGACCACCGTTCTCTAACTCTTGAAGTTTTGCCTTCATTTTTGCCATATCTAGTGCCATTTTTTTTATTTCTCCTTTTTAAGGTGAGGTCAGCAAATATCCCGACCCCCCAATTCTTTTATTTTTGTATCACCGATGAGTGATTTAAACAATAAACGTAATCCTGATCGTAATCAGTTTCAAATATTCCATAAGTTACTCTTACACCCTCTTCTTTTTTTGCCGAGACTGCTTTCTTAATTTTACTCATCAATTCGAAATCCGTTTCAAGTTTCTCTTTATTGTATGCGTAATAGTACACTATATCAGACACGTTGTCAAGAGAAAAAAACATTTTATCTTCATTTTCTTCTAGATCCCCCATTCCAACAGTAGTGATACGTGCGCCCACGGGAATATCACAGAACGTATTAACTAGCGAATCGTTATTGTTATAGACATTAATCATGTGAATGGTTGAAACAATCATTTCGTTGATTTTTTCGTTGTAATTCTTAATAGTAACGCCGCCCAACAAGTGTTCAATTTCACTATTAGAAACAATATACATTCTTTCAAAAACACCTGAACGAGCATACTCTTGAAATACGTTATAAACCACTCGCTCAAGTTTTGTCTGTTGATCATTTAATAATGATTGTTCTGGTTTTATATAAAGCATATTAATCTTATGCTTCTTGAGATACTGAAGAATTTGCAGTGATGCCGAAGAGACTTTTCCACCCCCGGCAACCACGAACAGAACATCACCCTCGACCTCCTTGAAGAATGTCTTCAGTGAGGGCAATTTTTCCTCATAATCTTCGATCTTTTGGTGCTCTTTTAATGGGAAGGAGGTCTTGGTACGCTCCAGTCCAACGTCCAATTTATATGCCTCATATTGAGGAAATTCAGCAAACTTGTCAGCAATAGAACAGCCTGCTTTTCCAAGACCAATAACCGTATCCATTTATTCTTCAACTTCCTCTAGAATATATTTATCATTAAAGGCACCGCGAGCATTACGCTTGTTGTGCTGGGCTTCCTGAAGCTTACTCCAAGAAGGTAAGAACGTTGATGGATTGTTCCACCCATTTAAGTGAGAGATTGCGAAGAGAACCTCGGCAACGTCGGCCAACTCATCAATTGATGGCGTCTCTTGAAATTCTAAAGCTTCTTCGACCAATTTAGCTGCAAGTGCTTTTGCATATTCTTTATCATCTGCTGTGTGTCCTGTATATGATTTTAGTTTGCGCCTGAGAATACCAGGGACTTTATCCCTCACAAGCTTATTGTATTTCTTCATTTGAATCTCCTCATGTTTCCAAAATTTGTTCCAAGACTAGCATTAACTTTAAAAATTCCTAAGTCAGTGTTTCCAAATTCTTTGATTAAATTTTCAAGAATGTCTTTATCATTACGATCAAAGTCAATCACCATACTATCATGAATTAGGCCCATTGTAAAGCTATTTCTGCCCTCTAATAGTTTATTTACTGCGACGGCTCTCCTTAAGAAAGTGTCTGATGTCGTACTCTGGAGGATTGCATTCAAGGCATGGAACTCGTCTGCTTTGATTTTTCTTCCAAAATAATTTGTTATCTCTTCGCCATTCCAATGCTTCTGGATTATCTTTTTCTTGTCATAATAACCCTCAATCTTAGGAATACCAAGCGAAGCATTTGGTGGCCCATAAAGCCACCCAAAAATCTTACGTTTAATGTCGTCCCGATCCATTTTGTGATCTGATAAATGATTAAGGATAAACCCATGCCAATCATGTATGTCTTGGTGGGGTTGTGGCTGATCATTAAGCGCGAGCATACAACGAAGCTCTGCTGCATTAAAATCTAACTCCACAAACAAATCATTGTTCGATTCGATCACTGAACGATAATCTTTATTCATTGTGAGCAGGGGAAATGATCCTTTCTTAGTTGTAAGACGACCAGTGATGGTTCCAAAAATGTTATAATCAACGTGAGGATTGCAAGCTCTGAGTTTTGTATGAAAAGCTCGTGCTGGATGATGATGTAATTGATCATTGATTGATGCTGGGTTTATTCTTAATGGCTTATCTTTGATGTCTGCTGTAAGCTTTAATAAATCAACCAAGAAATCATAGTTCTGTGGCTTCTCGTAAGTGTTGAGAACATGTTCTGTAATCTGAGATTTCATATCAAAGTATTCAATAACAAAATCTAAAGGCACCAGATCATAAAAGCAGTATTCATTATACTTAACTTTACCTTCTTCAAAGGATTTAATATAAGCAAAATGTTTTTGCTTGACTTCTTCCCACTTTTCCTTTAGACTGTCAGGGCAACATTGATCAAGGTTCTTACCCTGTGCGTACAAAGAAGCATACTCAATATCTTTATCCTTTAGAACAGAATTATATGTCCAAGTCTTTGAAAGCTTATTATAATTTGGATCAGATATAATGTCTTTGTTTGTATAGACACTCGCACATTGTTGTTTGTTGTCTATTATTTGAAATAACATATTCAGATCGTAGCATGTTTTTCAGAGGGAGTCAAGATCTTTTTTTGAAAACTGCTGCGGGAATAGATAATATATTTTGGTTCTTCGACATTTGCTTACGGATATATTTTAGGGCCGCTGTTGGATCAACTTTATCATAGATTTCTAATGCTCTTCGCCTTATTATTCTCAGTGTATCAAAAGTAAACTTTGATTCTGCTTCTGCATTTTGAAAAAGTATATATTGTTTGAACCAATATTTCTCTGAGTATTTTTCATTTATTAAATCTTGTGTTATCTGCTCCCTTTTAACTACTGTTCGTTTTGAAAGGAATGAATTTCCACAAGGCACGACTTTCGTAAGAGTAGTGGTTGGATTTACTCTTACATAAGAATAATAAAATTGCATACAAATATTTTTTAATACATAAATGTCTGAAAGGTATGCATTAGTGAAACGGCGATTAAATATATTGCTTACTGAAAGGGGGTTTGCGGTGTCATAAAAATCCCAAGACGCGCCCAGAGTTGTGCGCAACCTGTTCCATTCTGGAAGAGTTTGATTATCATATATTTCTTTTTCTGCGTTATAAACTCCCATTGCTGCCAATAATTGTTTGTGGTATTCTTTTGTGCGAGCTGTGTAATCCACTCGCTTTTTAAAACGAGTTACAACAAACGGATTATTGTCGCTCTTTAAGTGGATGGCATCAAGAGGGACGATGATATATGTTTTGATCACCACCCCCACATTTTCAGGAGAACCGATTGCTCGCCACGCATATGATTGTGTGGTTGAACGAAACGCTGTTTTTCTCATATTATAAACAACAGAAGAAGAATTTGTTTCTTCATTAAATTTTAAGGAAGAGCCGATAAGTTTAGTTCCTACCCCAAATGAAATGCTATCTACTTCAATAAGTGCAACTTCATGACCATAATCATGATATTCTCCCGGAATATAATTTGCATAGTCGTCTTCGGATGGGTTAATCTTAATGACTTTTCCATAGATGGGTACTATATCACCTGTTTTTTCAGCTTTTACTATATCTGATAATTTATCATACCATTTTGAACCATCAGGTGTACGCTTCTGTCGCCAACCAGGCTCTTTGTGTCTGTTTTTTAATTCTGTATGATCGCGCAGCATATAATAATTAATGGGTCCGGGTCTGTGTGATGGACGAAAATGCTTCACAGTCGCGACAACAATTTTATCACCTGTTTCGAAGGGAATTGATGGTTGTACGGCTGGTTTAGGGGGGCTTCCCCTCACGGGCGGCGTTGGATCAACATTATAATAATCTCGTGGAAGTTTTGGTTCTTTTGGATACCTTAACATATATCCTTGACCACCCTGAGATGGAGGAATATTGGGATCTCCTTGTCGATTCATGACTGGTGAATTAATATCAGCAATTAAACGACCAGGAAAATTTTTATCAACCTTAAATCCAAAGCGTTCTGCTGATTCTGCAAAACAAATAAAATTTGTGTTGTTGAGAAAATGATTAAACTTATCTCTATCATTTCCATGAGTGTCGGTAGAAATATCAATCATTAAACCACTCGTTGTTACTGGGCAATTACGAGATAAGATAAATTGTGAAAGAGTGGCTGGAATATTGGGTGATCCATCATTAATAAATTGGTAAAAAACATCCATAAAATCTCCGAATGTAACAAGATCATTTTCTGCTTTATTGTCTTCAATATATTTAACAAACAATTCATAAACCTCATCCATATACTCATCATATACATCAACAGCTGAAGTCCACCCTCTCGATGGAGTTAAGAGAGCATAGGGTGTTCCCTCAACTGCTTTTTTGTTTAAGAATAAGAATTCTGTTTTAAAATCATTGAAGGCATCCACCACAAAGTCTTGTGCCCACACATTGTTTTCCAATTGCTTAACGGATGATCGTGGAGCAAACACCGCAGTTCCATTAAAGTTTACTTTTCCGAAGAGGTGGCGATTATACCACAAATCAAAAGGTTTCGGGGCAATAAAATCTCCGGGATAAATGGCGTCCTTATAATATTTGCGTTCCTCAAACATTGCATAAGCAGATAATTGATTATTGCCTAATGGTTCTGGAACATCTCTTTCATCAACCATAATTTAAGCAGCCCCACTTTTTCTTTTTGCAGACATAATTTCTCTTGAAGAATATTCAGAAATAGTGTCCAATTCTGTTTCAAACTTAGAAGAATCCAAATTGCTATGAACTCTTACAACCCGATAATATCCCCCAATCCCCAAATCTGACATATATGCTTCACCGCTGCTATCAGCACTTCCTAAACCCATAGCTCGTGGATCAACATAAATTAACATTCCTGGTTTAAATATGGGGTTTCCTAATAGCCTAACCTTAGCGTCATAACGATCTGAAAATAATAAATTATCTGTTACAGGTCCATCATTAACACTGCGATAAATTAATGATTCTCTCTTGCCTGGTATTTTTGTTTTGGTAAAATTAATATCTTTTATAACACCAGTGCTTCCACCAACAAAATAATGGGGAATATTTCTTGTTAAATCCTGATCGATTTTGCCATTAAGAAAAGAGTTTCTACTCTCACCACCCGCAACATATACATAAAGCCATTGTGAATATTGGTTGGCAGAACCTTTGTCAATGTTTTTGAACACCTTTTGTATATCAACACGTTCCTTTTTTTTATCTTTATTGTTTTTCCATTCAAGATCAAGGGGGTGGCTCTTTTTGGTGAATACTGACTGGACGGCACACCGCAATCTTTTACCTGGCATTCCACCATATCGCTTGGGAGACATCACATTATTAAGTAATGAGCCACACATATCTCTCAAGAATGACCTTAAGGGATAGTTATTTTTTTTGGCCTTAATAACGTTATCATACCACCACGAATTAAAATAATCAAATGATATGGGAACATCACACAATTGCATGTTCTTAACATCACCAGAACCTGGGTCCAGATATGAAAAAGAACCAAGCAATACTCTGACTTCTGTCTTAATAACCGGACACGCAGGGTCATTACTAATAATTTTGCCGTCTTTCATTTGTGGGTTGTTATACATAATTTCCATAACCGCTTCCACTATGTCCCCCAAGTAAATATAATGAAGTCGGTACTTTCCATCGGTTAAAGCCTTATCTTTTTTCTTCTCTTTTTTATCTGTGGCATCAGCATTTTCTTTCTGACTCGATGTTTCACCTAAAAGCGCTGTAAAACTTGGATCACTACCAGTATCAAAAAATGATGATGGATTTCTTTGAATGTTTGCTAAAAAGTCTGATCGAACCGATTGAAAATTCTCTTTAATATCAACCTTGTCTTTCTTATTTGCTTCTTTAGACTCATTATAAGCTTGAGCACCGACACGAAGAAGTTGTGTATAAATGCTCATTAATTGAGGATCTAGATCTATATAGAAAATTCTATTTTTTGAACCAGTCCTTAAAATGCTCAATAAGCGTTGGTATCTGAGAGAACGGATTTGAGATTTAGCAGAATCAATTTTTTCTTTCAATGCTTTTCTTTCGTCAATTATTTGTTTCAATTCTTTTTTATCTAATTGGTTTTTTTTGTCTGCTTTGGCAGCATTATTAGCTTTCTTTGACCGTGATTTTTTTATTGATTCTCTATATGATTTAATATCAGCCTTGAGTTTTGCAATATTTTGACCATAATTTTTATCATTGGTTTCATCGATACCTAACAAGTCTGTGGCGGCACCAAATGTTCTTCCTTCAATTCCTGCACAAAAGGTAACGTCCATATCAACTGCACCATTATTAGTAACCTTAATATTTTGATCAATTGGTGTAATAATATAGGTTCTTCGTAATTTTCTTAATTGCTCACCAAATTTAGAATTTTTAAAATGTTTGTCAGGTGGTAAAGTCCATCCACATTCCATGTGAATTTCTGTTACTGTATTGCAATTTACATTGGTGGAGTCAGCTCGATCTATAAGAGCATTCCCTTTATTTTTTGCGGCTCCCCTACCAGTCAAACTCTCTAAATGCATAATATCGGCAAATCTTATGTCTTCACCATCTACTTTTCTGGTCTTGAAGATTCCTTCAAAACTTTGAAAATGTAAAGTCATACTCCCTTTGAAAGCTAACCCCACATTTCCTGGGTTTGCTCCTGTGTCTTCCCATTTTACATTCTTTAAACCAACATCGGTGCCACGATTTTCTCTACTTTGTAGAATTGAATCCATTGTGGTATATTTGTTAAATGGAAACTCTATTCTTTTTCTATTCTTTTGCCCTGGTTGTTGGGGTAACACTTTAAAAAGTTTAAAATAAGGCACAATAGAAGACAGTTCGGCGTTTGTTGTAGAATTAAGAGCATCGATACCCATTGCAAATAACTTGTTCTTTGTTGTTAATGGTTGATCGTCCTTAATTTGAAGAAAGTTTTTGTATAAGAAAAATCTTCCTGCCTCGGCGTTGGCATCATTGTTAAAGCGCACAAGACCAGATTCTTTGAGAGCCTTCTTCTCAAACCTATCTCCCACCCTTCCATTCCCAAAAAGGTCAATGTGGTCCCATAAGAAAGATTGGTCGTCGAATTCAATATCTAATTTTGGTTCTTTCTTTTTGGCTTTCTTTTTTCTTCTTGTTTTTGCTTTTTTTGATACTATGCTACCAGTTTTAGCGTTTCCAACAACTTCACCCTTTTCGTTAATTTGTGTTCCATCTGTGCGCGTTTGAGCTACTACGTTAGGATCTACGTAAACATACTTTTCAGCCGAGGTGCTTTCGGGAGCGAAAAAATCTTTTTTCGTAGCCATAATTACAAATCCAAATAGTCAAGAATTTTTGAAAGAGGAAGAGGAATCACCACAATATCGCCTTGTTCAACTTGAGCTTCAGTTGGCATTCGATTAAACCATGCAATAACCCACCACAATGTAGATTGATTGTAATATTTTGATGCTAACTTCCAAAATCTATCGCCCTCACTCCAAACATGATTAACTGTGTTTAAGTTTGCAATTTCATCTGCGGTTGGGTGCCTCAAGTTAGCAGTATTATACTGAAGAATAGACCTGGTGTTGCGTTCCTCCATTAAGTTTTCGTATTTATCGGAGCCGTTCGTAAACATCTCTCTTGTGTCATATCGACTAACCATTATCCACCCCCTGAAATAAGCTTTTTGGAAGCCGACGCCATTTCTTTAAAACGAGTTTCTTGTTTTGAGGACATTTTGTTTTTCTTTGG